GTGCTTGAGAGCTAGGCCAATCTACTGAGCTAGGCCATGTTACAGTATAGCCACTAGCACTTGCATCTTGTACAATCTTCAGTGAAAAACCATAAGCTGTACCACTAGAAGGTGCGTTGCTAAATGTGAACTCTGTGTTTTCAGTCATTGTATGGCTAAACACGTTAGCCGCTTCGCAATCAATCGTTGTGCTACCACCTGATGAAGAAACAGCCTGATATGTTTCATTGTATGATGTTACCACAAGTTCGCCATCAATGTCAACATCACCTGTGTAAGTTTCTAGTGAGAAGTCAGTAAGCTTACCGTCAAGTTGTGTCTGTATGTTTGACGTTACACCGTCTAGATAGTTAATCTCTGCAGTAGTGGCTGTCACACCATCTAGTAAGTTTAGCTCTGTGTAGCTAGCAGTTACATCAAGACCAGCTAAGTTTTCTATCTTAGTGTCTAGCGCAGCCTGTAGTCCGTCTACGTTAGCAATGGTATGGTTGTGACTATCGTCAGCAATAACTGTAGTAATAGTGATATTAGCTGAACCATCAAAGTTAGCCGCACCTGCTACGTCACCTGCTAAACTAATAGTACGTGCTGTTGTAAGTGTGTCTGCTTGTGTAGCTGTACCTGTGATAGATGCATTAATATTACCTGTAACAGTAAGATCACCATCTACGTCTGCATTACCTGTGACATTTAAAGTCGCCACATTAGCAGTATCAATAGAGCCTGTATCAATATAAGCAGTGCCATCAATATATGCATTACGCCATTCGCTTCCAACAGCACCAAGATCGTAAGAATCATCAACAGAAGGAATAAGGCTTGACGCAATATCTGCATTTACTGTCACCGTGTCTGTAGCTGCATTACCTAGTGTAGTATTACCGTTAGCAGTAAGGTTACCTGTAAGTGTTGTATCAGTTGATACTGATAGTGTACCTGTGATAGATGTAGAACCAGCAGACAAAGCACCAGTAGCTGTAATAGCTGCAACAGAAAGATCACCTGCTAGATAAGCATCTTTGTATTTCAGACTAGATGTACCTAAGTCTACTGTATTGTTTGTCTTAGGGCGTAGTACAGTAGCTGTAGCTACAATGTCTTGCGCTGGGCCGATGACTTCGATAGGTGCACCTTCACTAGTAGTACCATCGTGTGTGTGGCCTGTGCTAGCGTTAAAGGCTGCTTCTACAGCGTTAAACTCGTTGTCTAGATCATCAGCATCAATAACATTACCGTTAGCAATGTTGTTAGCTGTATCTGCTCTTACGTAACCTGTACCCATAAGATTTCCTTACTGTCTGTCATCTGTAGCAAACTCGAAGATTGCTGTGTCTAATAAAAATGAAGCATCAGAACTTTTATCTTCGATGCGGATTGCTACAGTCTCACCTGATCCTACTACTTGATTGATGTAGCTTTGTGTGCGTGGCGCACCAAATACAGCACTGCCATACTTGGTTGTGTTGTCACTGTAAATACCTACTGCACCACCTGTTTGTGTTATACTAAATGTTGGTGGTTGTATGTAACCTATTTTGTTTTGATTAAACCTAAGACCTGCATTAATGTTAATAGCACCAAAAGGTTTAATATAGAAGTCTAACTTGTAGAATGTCTTACGTACTTGTGGATCATTGATAGGCATAAAAGGTGATTCATATATAGCATCAATGTTCTCACCGTCTAAGCTAGTACCTGTATCCATGTTATACACATAGCCATCGTTGTTAGCAAATACACGATACTCATCTTCACCAATAAACTGAGAGTCAGCTATGTATACCTTAAACCCTTTTATCTCTGCCCACTGAAAGCCTTGCCCACCCTGGTCAACAAACTTAGTGCCTAACACACCTTTAGCAATCTTAGACTGTTCACCTGCTACATAAGCGAATAAGCGATACTGTGCTTTACCACGAATAACTGTGCTAGCAAAACTTGCTGCGTAGTCCTGTAGTTTAGTTACAGTAGGTCTAATGTTCTTAGATGCAACATCAATACCGAAGTCACCAATGCGATCTGTTGAGCTTAGTGTGCGTAATCCATCAGGACCAAGGAACATAACATCAGCGCCGACCTCTTGGATAGTATCAGCACTTAAGCATCCTAAGTCTTCAGTCACAGCGTTCATTACAAAGTCTGCTGCACTAGAACCTGTGATACGCATAATCTTATCAAGAGCAAACACGATAAGCTGATCACGAAAAACAATCAAACCAGTTATCTCTGATCCGATGCTGATACTTCCTGCACCATTAGCTGGGTCTAGATCATCTGCACTATATGGTGCTGTAAAGACTAGCTCTGTGCCTACACCAAAGAAGAGAGTACTCTTAAACAAACATACGTGACTAGCACCTTCTACAGCATCGTTAGTCGCTGATGTTGTCATGTAAGTTAGTGTGTTTGCTGTACGATCATAGTAAGCAGGGAAGTTAACACCATCAACAAAACAAATCTGATAAGCGTTGTTAAAGTTATAACGAGCTTGTCTAGCTTTAGTAAAACTTGTATTAGGTGCTGTAGCTAGTGAAGACCAAGCAGGTGTAGCATCTGTAGCATTAGCTATGTAGTAAACACCACTACGTGCAGCAATTACTTTTTCGTTAGTGTCTTCTTGTACAATAGCTAAGGCCTGTACTGGACCACTACCCGATAAAGCTGCATCAATAAACTTATTATACCCTGCTACCTTACGATAACCACCATCTAGTGATGGCTCAAAGTTCTGCAGTTGAAATGCTGAACCTACATTGTTGATACCTTGTTGTAGTGGGCTGATATTAGTAATCAACCCTCCAGTAAAAGGTACAGGGAATGTTTGCCACTGTGTAGCCATAATTATGAAACTCTTAGACTAGAGGAACTACGAGTAAGAACTGTTGAGCGTACATAGTCATAACGGTTAATGTAAAGACTACGCATGTATTTAATGCCTTGTTCAAACTTACCTTGTGCAATCTGTGATGCTTGTGTGTCAGCACGGAACTGATAAGCGTAGAACATAGCACCGTCCACAATAATATGTTTAAACTCTAAAGGTACACTTGGTACGTCATCATATAACTCAAGCGACACAGGGTTACGGTAATATTCGTAGACTAGCTCATAAGCCTTGTCTGGGGTAGGAAGAATAATAAACTCTTGACTTGGTGCACGTACAACATGACGTGGAAGAGTCTGCATATCACTATCAGAGTTATACTCGTAATCAACGTAATTGTCAAGGTATTCTTGATAATCCATTGATTTTAGTTTAGTAGTACTTACATTTAATGTAGTATCTTTCTTGATGCGGAAACTGTTCATGTCAATCAGCTTAGCATCTGTAGGATAATCGTAACGTGTTACACCTGCTGTAAGAGTCTCTTCCTCTAAGATGTGATTCCAAGGCCAGTTAGACTCTTCGTGGTTAATGTGTCGTAGTGAAGCATTTACAGCATCCTTAGCTGTATTGTAGAAACCTGAAGCTGTAGCAAAGTTAGAACTTGTTAGCTCTACTTCGTTCAGCCTACGGTTAACCTCGTTTACTAGTCCTAGATAGTTATAAGCCATTATTTATTCCTTACACGTAAACGAACCTTGCGCTCCACTACCAAGCCATTCGAGTCAGCTATACGACAATAGAACTGATATAGTATGTTGTTAGAGCCTGAACCTAAACGTGCTGTAGTAACTGTATCAGTGTTAGTAGCAGACACTAACTGAATACCATTAACAAGTTGACCACTAGGGATTAGCTGTGTCTTTACACCATCAGCGTCATCAACATACCAAGTAACACTGCTGATAGTTGCACCACTAAGGAAGCGTGACCAATCAATGCTGTAGTCTAGTATTTCATCAGGGTCTTTGTTAGGCCATTTAAGAGACATTATTATTATTCCTATGCTGCACGTACATACACTGTGTTACCTAGTGTGCTATACTCGCCTATGTAAGCAGTACGATCTCTGCTATAGTTTTGTTTAATTGACTCATAGTCAAACTGTACTGTGTTTATTGTTTCATCACCTACAGTAAACGTACCCTGTACACCTACTGGTAATACTACAGCTTTACAGTCTAGTGTGACAGTGTTGCCTGATACTGTACCTGCTACACCTTTACCTGCTAGACTGATGTTAGCATCTGACTCAACTACAACTTCGTCACCATCTACTAGAAGTGAGTCAGTGATAATCTCTAAGCCAAACCCTACAGGTTGGATAGTAGGACCAAACCCAGCGCTTACAGTAAGATAAGCAAGGTTAGCTGCATTTACAATGTCTGTAGAAGCATTTGTACCATCAAAATGTAGTAATGCTAACGTGTCATTATCTACTGTAAAGGCAGAGGTAGGTGGAGTAAAGCCTGTTCCAGTATACTGTGCTACATTAGAAAGTCTTACTTCGTCAATGTAACCATCAAAATCACCAAAACCATTTTTACCTACAGTAAAAGTACCATTGTCTGGACGGTTAGCACTAGAACTTGATTCCTCTAATGTTCCGTTAATGTATAGTCTATGAACGTTTCCTTCACGTTCAACCGTAATCATAGTCCAGACATTTGCAGAAACTCTGGTATCAGAAATAAAGAGAGTTGTTGATCCTGCAACAGTACCTTGGACTTGATCTCCAATTAAATAAACACTTAATAGAGAACTTGTACCAGACTGAAATAGTCCTTTGTAACCTGTAACGTTGTCAGGTCTAATCCACATATCTACTGTGAAATCACCTGAACTTAAATCAATGTTACTATCAGACTCTACATAATCATCTGTTCCATCTAACAGTAATGATGCAGTGCCAAACTTTTGTTGTGCTGTAGAAAGTTGTGCATCACCCTCTGCTGTAAATGTTGAGAATGAGTTAGAGCTAGTTATATTACCTGTAGCAGATACACCAGTAATAGTAGGTGTAGTACCAACGCCTAAGATAAATGTTAGGCCATCATCTGCTGCACCTGTACCTGCTACACCTGTTGGTGCAACTACTGCTTCGGCTGCTGCTGTTGCACTACCTGCTGCACCGTTAGCTTGTACACCTGTAAGATCAACATTAGTACGAGAGCTAACGTTAACTCCTGCACCATTGATTACACCTGTACCTGCTACACCTGTAAGGCTAAAGGAAGCATCGGCCTGTTCATAGCTTTCACCAAAGGTAGCTACGGAGAAAGGATTAGTTGAGTAGGCCATGCTTTACTCCTTATGCAGCAGCATCACTTGCAAGTACACCGTACCAGTTTGTACCACCATCACGTGTATGGAAGACTAGAATATCTGTTTCACCTGAAGCAGGGGCATCTGGGGCTGTACCACCTGCCCACTTAACTGAGCTAGGCCATGTGACCGTTGACCCGTTGCCTGTTAGCTGTAGGACAAAGCCTTGGATGTATCCACTAGATGCACCACTAAATGTAAAGGTGGTATTGCCTGACATTGTAAGGCTAAATGCTCCACCGTTGTCTACATTACATGTAGGCGATGTACCTGAAAGAGCATCATAATCTTCTGCTACTGAGCCATCTGTTACAAAAATACCAGAGCTGTTAAACGTAGCAGAGGTGCTATTACCTGTAACTAGGTTAATAGTGTTAGTACCAAAACCAAGATAAGTATCAGTATCACCATCATGGAACAGCTTATCGTTTAGATAAATGTCCTCTACATCATACAAAGTATTGTTGTTGTGGTATGTAGATTTGTAGTGATTTATGCCACCCGTATTAAAGTGAGCAATCTCTTGGTTGTTTGCCCACAACTCAAGTTCACCATCACCGTCTTGACGAATACCTGTATCGTTGTCGCCTAAAGCAATAGCTTTACCGTTATTAAAAGTATTCCCTGGTGTTGTATTACCTACGCCTAGATTGCCTGTGATATTGTATGTTCCAGACATAGTGTCCGATGTATCACTACGAACAAAGCTGCCACTATCAATGCCATCCAACAAGTTACTGTCAGCCGCCTTGCCAGTTGTGGATAGCTTACCATCCAACGCAGTCTGCAATCCATCTACGTTTGAGATAACGTGGTTGTGGCTATCGTCTGCAACTGTGACTGACAATGTTGCATTGCCAAGGTTCGTGAATGTAGCAGAACCAGATGCATCACCTGAAAGTGTTAGTGTAGGATCAGATGTAGCAGTAGTGCTGATGCTGATATTACCAGAGCCATCAAAGTTAGCATTACCAGTTACCGCACCTGATAGTGCAATATTACGTGCTGTAGCCAGTGCAGATGCAGTAGAAGCATTACCACTAAGAGCAGCAGTAATAGTACCTGCACTAAAGTTACCTGATGCATCACGAGCTACAACTTTAGATGCTGTATTGTTTGGAGTAGCATCTACGCCAATCGTAAGTGCAGCACCTTCGGAACCTGCAGCACCACCTGTGATGTAGTTGCCTGAAGCTACAGACGTTACGTAGTTACCTGTAGTGTCAGTACCTAGTGCTACAGAATCAGCAGCAATAGTAGTTGCAATAGTTGCGTTACCTGTACCGTCTACACCTGTAACACTACCAGTAACATCACCTGTCAGGCTGATAGTACGCCCTGTTTCCCAAGCTGTTGCAGTAGCTGCATTGCCTGTTGTATCTTGGTTACCTGTAGTGTTAACACCTGGTAAGTTAATACTTGCTGTACCATCAAATGATACACCACCGATGTTACGAGCAGTCTGTAGGGCTGTAGCTGTATCAGCATTACCTGTTACATCACCAGTGACGTTACCTGTCACGTTACCCGTTAGACTTGCTGTTACACTGTTAAATGTCACATCAGAGTTTGTTTCTACAGCCTGACCAATATTAATACCAGAGCCATCTACAGTAACACCTGTACCTGCATCAGCAGAAAAGACAGTACCTGTTAGTGTAATACCGTTACCTGCACTGTATACAGCAGTAGAGGCTACCTGTGTAAATGTAATATTAGTTGTACCAAAGGTAATAGTACCTTCAGTGTTCATCACATATAGTTCACCTGCACCTGCCGCACCTTCTAGTACAAAAAATGCGTCACCTTTACCAAACGAGTTAGGGTCAGATGGGGCATAGCTATCTGTGTCTGTTGATCGGGTTAGTACCCAGTTAGTGCTTGCAGAACCTGTGTTAGTTACAGTGTATACACCGTTCTGTGTAGCATCTGTTTGTTCATAAATAAGTACACGGTCATTTGTGCTTAGTGTAACACCATCAATGACTAGTGCAGCTTGTGTGCTATTGTTAGTAAGTGTAGCACCTACACCTGCAGTACCATTGTCATAATCAGCACTTAGGTTACCTTCACGCTCAACACGTACAGGATCATGATAGTGCAAACCTGCAGCAGCAATCGTGTCTACGTACTCTTTTGTCGCAGCTTGTAATGCAGTCTGTGGATCACGATTAAGCTCAAGATCACCATCAGCATTAAAGAATGCAGCTTTACCTGCAGGTTGTGAAATAAATACTTCAGCTTGTGCAGTAAGGTTAACGGCACTTCCTGAGTTAGAACTTGCTAATACGGTAGTACGAGCTAGGAG